GTGACGTGGAGCACCGCGGCCACGAGGGAACCCCGCAGCCACGTTTCGTGCAAAATGATGCACACCGTAAACGGCCACCCCAGAGCGGCCCGCAACGCCTCCTCAATGAGGGGTGCAGCGGCCACATCTATGAGCAGCGTCGCGATGGTGGCATCGCTATATAGCCCGGCCTTGAAAGACACAGACCAGGCTAACGCGGCCGCCATGGCGGCCGCTGAAACCCCATACCGTCGCCGAACCCATCCCTGGGTGGTGGGCGACCCGGCGTCAGGCGGCAACTTAAACCAGCGGTGCGGCGCCCAGCGCAGCACGGCGGGTAGTTTGCCGATCGCAGCCATCCGCAAGTTGTAGAAGAACAAGTGGATGGGACTGCGCCGGATGTAGGGGTACATGGATCTCAGCCGCATACCCTGCAGCTGGTCCGACGTAGCATCAAGGGGCGGTGACACGGAGTACCCGCTGTGGAACACCATCCTAGCGAAAGATGGGACGAACAACCAGGACGAGTCCTTGCAACTGTGCAGGCTCATCGAGGTGAACGTCATGTCCTCAGCGTCCTCGTGGAGCGCCCTATTCATGCGTTTGCCGAGCTTCGCGACGGCTAGTTCATACCACGCTGCTTTAACCGTCAGTCCTGGGCCGGCGATTAATGAATCGTCACCGAACACCATACAGCCCGTGTCTGGGCGGAAATCGGGGTTGAGCAGATAGGTCTTCTCGCAACCGTTCTGCACGGTGTTTGCGAGGGAAGTGTGAGGCCGGCCGCTTGCGCGCGGCCCGGCGACACTAAACACAGCGCCCAGGCGCGAAGTGCCGCTTGTGACCATGCACGCGCGATACAATCGGGCGAACGTGGCCTTGTACTCCGGTTGGAGCATCCAAACGAACAACGCGCACTCTAGGTGCTGGTCTGACATGGTGATGGTGCTATCGTAACGACTCGCGTCGTACTCGAGGTAGCCGTGTCCCGCGTCCACATGGTCGCCGATCCACCTGCTCATCTCGCTAACACTCCTACCCGTGGCGTAGAGCGGCCGTCCGCCCTCCCCGTCCCAAACCAACTTAATGGCCTCGGACAACGCCACGGTGTACGGACCGAGTGAGGCGTTCAGCTCGTCAGTGGAGCTGAGTATCGCCCGCGGATCGGATCCGTATTCACCATCATCTCCCAGAGGCCCCCCGACTTCAAGCTTCACCAGCAGTCGAGTGGCATAGGAGGAATGTTCCAAATACGCACCGGCTGTCGCCCGGTACGCGGCCCGCATCCGGACCTGGTAAGCTGGAGGATACCTCGACAGCCACTTGTGGAAGGGCATCGGCCGCACGGAGTCACGCATTCCAGGAAACAGCCGCTCCCGGTTTGCCCACACCCATGCTCGATACTTCTCCTCCTCGGCTGGCTCGGCTAGATTGGCCGGCGCAGCCAGGACCCGCCCCACTAGCGCCTGGTTCTCCGCGTCGGCGTCCCTATTCGGGGCCGCGCATGGATAGCCAGTGTGGGCTGGGCCAATAATAGCTA